TTCAGCAAGTTTGAATAAAATGGTTGAGGGTAAACCTGCTTTTCTTATTGATAGAAGGTGCGCTTCACTTATTAAAGGATTTGAGGGCGGTTATTCTTATAAAAGAATGGAAGTATCTGGTGAAAGATACGCAGATAAACCTGATAAGAACATGTATTCTCATATACATGATGCCTTACAGTATCTTATGTTGGGCGCAGGAGAAGGTAGAAACCTTATATCTGGTCAGAAACAGGCAAGGTCTTTTAATGCTAGAGTTGATTTTGATGTGTTTAATCGAAAACCTAAAGTAAAAAAACGACAAGGTTTATGGGCAAGAATGTAATTTGTGCGTTGCATAAATATATGTTCTGTGTTTAGGAATAGATATTATTTAAAGGAGTAAGTTATGTGCATAGGCTCAAGACCATCAGGCCCTCCACGCAATCTGCAAGCAGAGCAACAACAAAAAGCTCAAGCTGAAGAACAGAGAGAAACTAAAAAAACCGCAAGACAAGAAGCACTTCAAACAAAAGTTGCAGGTATAACAGGTGGTACTGGTAGACGTTCTTTGATAAGAAGTTCTGGCGGTGGCATGGGTTATTATAGCGAGTATAGTTAATGATTACATATAATGATGCAGACATTGGCGCAAACTTTACAGATGATGTAGCCAAAGAATATATGAAAAAATATGAGAAGGCTAAGTCTCTAAGGGAAAACTTTGTTCCTTTATTTGAAGAATGCTATGAGTATGCTCTGCCTCAAAGAGAATCTTTTTATGCTGAAACAATAGGTCAAAGACGCGATGATAAAATTTTCGATGAAACAGCGGTGGTGGGAGTTCAAGAGTTTGCTTCTAGATTACAGCAAGGTCTTGTTCCAAACTTTGCAAGATGGGCTGATTTTATGTCTGGCTCAGAAGTACCGACTGAAGAACGTGAAGCGGTGGATAATGAGCTTGATGAAGTAACTGAGTATGTATTTGAAGTTATTCAAAACTCAAACTTTGGTCAGGAAATACACGAATCATTTATGGATTTGGCTGTAGGCACTGGTGTCCTTTCTGTTGCAGAAGGTGATTCAGTTAATCCTGTTATATTCTCAGCAATACCATTGCCACATGTTGTGTTAGATACTGGCCCTGATGATAAGGTTGACCATATATATCGTGAGCGTCAATGCCGTAACTCTGACATTCCTCATATGTATCCCAAGGCAAAACTTGGAGATAAGCTTCAACAAAAAATTAATTCGTATCCAGACGAAAGAACAAAAATACTAGAGATAGTATGCAAAGATTACACAGTTAAGAATGAAGAAGCTCATTTATTTTATGCAATAGAAACACAAACAAAAACTGTAGTTGATTTTAAAAAGTATCGTGGTGTTGGTTCTAACCCATTTGTTTGTTTTCGTTGGTCTAAATGTTCTGGTGAAATCTATGGGCGTGGCCCTTTGATGAACGCATTGAGCGCAATCAAAACTACTAACCTTACAATAGAACTAATTTTAGAAAATGCACAGATGGCTATATCTGGTATTTATCAAATGGATGATGATGGCGTTATTAACCCTGATACAATCAACCTCGTTCCCGGAACTGTAATACCTAAAGCCGCAGGTTCTCTAGGTTTACAGCCTGTTCAACCAGCAGGTTCTTTTGATGTTGCTAATCTTGTGCTTTCAGACATGAGGCTTAATATTAAACGAGCATTGTATAATGATATGCTTGGTAATCCTGATAGAACACCTGCATCAGCAACAGAGGTTGCAGAACGCATGGCAGACTTATCAAGGCGTATAGGTTCTGCTTTTGGAAGACTGCAAGCTGAAATGGTACAGCCAGTATTACAACGTGTTGTTTACATATTAAAGAAACAAGGACGCATTGAGTTACCCACAATTAATGGCAGAGAAGTCAAAGTTCGTTCTGTTTCTCCCCTAGCGCAAGCTCAAGCTAATCAAGACATTTCCTCCGTGGCTAGATGGTTAGAGCTTGTGCAGGGAACATTTGGCCCAGAGGTAATGAATATATTAATTAACTCTGAAGAAACAGCCGCATATCTTGGTAAGAAGTTTGGCGTTCCTGATACTTTAATTAGGGATTTACAAGAGCGTCAACAACTTGTAGCTATGGCACAGCAGTATGCACAACAGCAACAGATGATGCAACAGCAACTAGGACAACCAACACAACAGGAGCAAATGCTTGGTCAACCACAATAAGACCTTTATTGGTATTGATGGTTTTCATCGAGATAAGAATGAAGACGCAAGAATAAGCTTAGACATCGCAACATTATTTCAATCAGAAACAGGTAAATCTGTTTTAAAATATTTGCGTTCAATTACAATAGATTCAGTCAATGGAGCCGCCATAAGTAATGATGAGTTGCGCCATGTTGAAGGTCAGCGATATATCGTAGGATTAATATCGACTCGTATTAAACATGCTGAAAAGGTAAAGAAAAATGGATGAAGAAAATACACAAGCAGTAGAAGATAGTGGAATAGTAACAGAAGGTGGCGATCCATTACTTGAAACAGAACAAACATCTGAAAGACCAGAATGGTTGCCAGAAAAATTTAAATCTGCTGAAGACTTAGCATCTGCTTATACATCTCTTGAAAGCAAACTTGGCTCTAAAGAAGAAGAACTTAAAGAGTCTTTTATGAAAGAAATAGAAGAACAGGCTTATGCAAATAGACCTGCTGAAGTAGGTGATTATCAATTACCAGAAGGTCTTGATGAGCAATTAGCTGAGAACAATGATTTATTACAGTGGTGGGCTAATACAGCATTTGAAAATGGTTATAGCCAAGATGAGTTTGCTGAAGGCATTGGTATGTATATGAATGCTATTAATGCAGATGTTCCAGACTATGAAGCTGAAGTTTCAAAACTTGGCGATAACGCTAACGCAAGAACAGAAGCTGTAAGTTTATTTGCTAATCAGTTTTTCCCACAAGAACAGCTTGGTGCTATAGAGCGCATGTGCGAAACAGCAGATGGTGTAATGGCTTTAGAAACTGTAATGGAAGCAATGAAAGATACAACTCCTCAGAACGGCAGTATGTCTATCAATAATATAAATGAAGCAGACTTACAGCAAATGATGTTAGATGATAGGTATCATAATCCAGCTAAGAGAGATAAAGCTTTTATTGCACAAGTAGAGCAGGGCTTCAAGAAACTCTATGGCTGATTTAATCAGAGTAGGTAGACTTTCTTTAGATTATTCTAAAATAGAAGATGCTGAAAATTTATCCGAAAGACTTAGGTTTTTTGATAGACGAGAGTGTTATATCTGGGGTGTAACACCACTAGAAGCATTAACTGAACCATTTGCTGACGAAGGTTCGATTACATATACAATTAAATTTGATAATGAAATAATTGCTATGTGTGGTACTGTGCCTATTGATGATAGTAAAGCAAGAGTTTGGTTACTTGGAACACAAGCAATCAATAATAACTTCAGACCTTTTTTAAAGGGATGTAAAAAAGTTATTGAATTACTTCAATCTGATTATCTTGAGTTAGAAAATTATATACCTTCCGACCATCAGGATACAATAATGTGGCTTACATGGTGTGGTTTTAGCTTTCCACAAGAAGAACATTATGAAATATGCGGACATTCAATGTTACGTTTTGTGCGTTGCCAAAAACGTAAAAATAATGTTTATCCTTTAATACGGCCTGTTATGCACTGAGCGACCCGAAAGGATACTCGCGTTGAAGATGTAAACACAGACAACCGCAGAAACTTAAATTTAACCTAAGAAAAGGACTGTAAAATGGCGAATACAATTGATACCGCTTTTATTAAACAGTTTGAATCAGAGGTACATATGGCATATCAGCGTATGGGTTCTAAACTGCGGAACACTGTGCGTACTGTTAGCAACGTATCTGGTTCAGTTGTTCGATTCCAAAAAATCGGCACTGGCTCTGCTTCAACTAAATCACGCAACGGCATGGTAACACCAATGGAATTGGCACACACCAATGTCGAGGCAACACTAGCTGACTATTATGCGGCTGAGTACATTGATAAGTTAGACGAATTGAAGACTAACATTGATGAGCGTCAGGCTGTAGCAAAGTCATCTGCCGCGGCACTTGGACGTAAGACTGATGAAATCCTTCTTACTGAAATGGACTCTGGTGCAAACGCTACACAAATTGCAGACACAGGTGGTGCATTAGCAAAAGCTGATTTGCTTACTTTGTTTGAAACATTTGGTTCAGCAGATATTCCAGAGGATGGTGGACGCTTCTTAGCTATGCATCCAAAGGGTTATGCTGATTTGTTTGCAATCAATGAGTTCGCAAGTAGCGATTTCGTTGGTGAACAAAATCTACCTTATGCAGGTGGAATGACAATGAAAGAATTTCTTGGCTTCAAGATATTCTCAACTTCTGCTGTAACTGCTGGTAAGAATATTGCTTACCATACTTCTGCTATTGGTCTTGGTATCGGTGCAGATGTAACAACAGAGTTGAATTATGTAGCTGAGAAAGTCTCTCACCTTGCAACATCTATGATGTCCATGGGCGCAAAAGTTATCGATGATAATGGCGTTTATGAAGTCTTAGACAATAATTAAGGAGATTGATTAATGGCTTATACTTCAACTGGTTTAACTCGCATGGCAGGTGGCGGTGGCTACAACATGTGGTACTACTCAAGCACAGATGCACTATCAGTAGTTCGTGAATCTGGTTACTTTAATGATGCGGCAGGTATGATGAATGTTGGCGATTTAGTTATCGTATATGATAGCGATGCTCCAACAATTGCATTATCTGTAGTATTATCAAACACTGGTTCTGTAGTAAATATTGCAGATGGTACTGCAATAACTGTTACTGATACCGATTAATAAGGGAGGGGAGGGGAAACTCTCCCCTACTATTTTATGCCAGTATCTAGCACCACAGTAAATTCTGGTATTGATGTTTGCTCAAGAGCATTAATACTTATCGGGGCAGACCCAATAACATCTTTTGATGAAGGCACAACAGAATCTACTGTTGCTGTTAATATGTATGAGGATGTTGCAAGAGCCGCACTTGTAAATTCACGTTGGCGATTTGCAACTAACCAAGCAACTTTAAATTTATTAAGTGATGCGCCTACTGGTAGATATGATAGAGCATATCAACTACCAAGTGATTTGCTTATGCTTCACGCAGTTACTGTAGAAGATTTGCAAATAGAATATCAAATGTATGGTGATAAGGTTTTTGCAGATAGTGATACTTCAGATGTTCTTGTTGCTGACTATACATTTAGAGCAGATGAAACATCATGGCCTTCTTATTTTACAATAGCAGTAGAATATAGTCTTGCTATTGTGTTTGCTACCTCAATAGCTAGAGATTCTACACTAGCAAGCTTAATGTCTTCACAAGCTCAAACAGCTATGTCTAAAGCTAGAACGCTAGACTCACAACAACAAACAGCTAGAAAACTAGTAACATCGAGGTTTATTACTGAAAGGCGCAGTTAATGGCTCGTATTCGTGTACCTATTAGCAACTTTCAGTTTGGTGAAATCAGCCCTTCATTAGCATCAAGAACTGATACAAATGTTTATGGCAACTCTGGGAAAAAGATTGAAAACTTTTTTCTTAGAAGTGAAGGTGGGTTGCTTAAACGATTTGGTACAACTAAGATTTATGAGTTCGATACAACAGTAAACTCTGCTAAAAGACAGCAAGTTAGAATGTTGCCATTTATATTTTCAGATGATGAGAGATACATTGTTTGTCTAGAAAATGCAAAAATCAGGGTATTTATTATAGACCCTTCTACTGGTGTTGTTTCTTTAACCGCTACTATTACCGCAGACACAAGTAGTGCCGCGCTTCCATTTGATGATACAATACTAGATGAAATAACATTTGCTCAATCTGGTGACATAATGTTTTTATCTCATCAGACTTTTATGACTCGAAGATTAATAAGAACAAGCCTCACTGCATTTGAAGTTGATACATTTAATTTTGTTGAACATGCAAATGGAAATCAAATCAATCAACCATATTATTCTTTTCATGGGCCAGAGGTTACATTAGACCCATCTGCATCAACAGGTACTGGTATAACACTTACTACAAGTACAAGTTATTTTGATACTACTGG